TACCATGTGCAATTATTATTTTCGAGACACAATCTTCTTTTAGTAATTGCGGTAAAATATTATTTTGTATATTTTTTGGACGCATCCAATTCAAAATTAATACTGGAAATTTATTATCCATTATTTATATTATTCATATTATTAATAAATAAAATACGAATAATATAATTTCAATTAAGAACATATTAGACCAAACTATAAGCGGGGAAAAATAGGAGTACAAGACTCCTGTTGACAGAAGAAACCTTCAGGGCACGGCTTTGAATATGCCTTGCAACTGGGATTCGCAAAGCCGGTAACAGATGTGTAAGGCGATAATACTACTTTCGCTATAGGGAGCGCAACTATTAAGGCTATAAATATCAGCGCTAAAACCATTAAACTGTATGGAGCAACACGACCAGCCATTCTATTCTAAATAGTACCATTCTTTTTCTATCGAGAGAGAGATGGTTGTCGCCTAAGGAAGTAAACTCAATTCCGTCATTTTGGGTTGTACTGGGGGTGTATATTTTTCACAATAACCATTCATACATTTTGTTCCAGCCGGACAAGGAGGTAAATTTAATCCGCAGCGCCCATTTACACTAGAAAACCCTTCATTTATACCAGGATGCTTGGAAAAAATAAACGCGCCTAATAAAAGTACAAGTGCCATAAGTATAAATTGAAACCTATTCATACTTATGTTATCTACTACTACCATCTTTTATCGCAATGACTATTATGACCTCCTTGACAGTAATCTTCTTGTTTAAAATCTTTATCTCCCTTACAACAATTCACATCATGTTGTTCTTTTGCCGTTGAGGTTTTTTTACCATCCTCTGAATAATATGGACCGCAGAATTTTTTACCACATTGCCAACACCATGAGTTTCCACACCCTGCTCCAACTATAAATTTCCCCCCTGTTTGTAGACCACACGCAAATATATAATTACATGCATCATCCTTCAAACACCACCTTTGACACCAAGGACATTGTTTAGGATCCATATAAGGGGTATGGAAATAAGGGTCTAAGATTAGATGTGTAATTAATTTAGGTAGTATGTCGCTTGAAATATTTGTTGTATTTCATAAGAAAATATATGAGGAAAATTATAGAGACCTGACAGAGACTGAGAAGAAGTGTTTAACATTCATTGCTGTGAATGAAAATATACCAAAAGAATATGATAGCAGTCGCTTTAAGGTTATAAAAGAGTGGGAGTTCCCTATTTATCATCCTGAACTCCAGGGTATTCTCAAATTCAATGAAAATAGTGTTCTGCGCCATGTATTTGAAAATGGACGTGCTATAACAGATTACATTGGATTTGCTCAGTATGATATGTATTTCCCTCCCAATTCTATCCAAAATATGATAGATGCTATTAAGAACACAAATGGAGAAGTATTCTTCGCCGCTGAAGTACAGAATTATGAGTTCTGTTTCTTTTATACGTGGGATGATTTCACAATGGTGAAAAATTATTATATTTTTGAGGGTCTCAAGAAGGGATATGAACTATTTCGCAATAAAAAGATAGATAAAAACAGGGATTTCCCCCTATTAAATACATATGTTATTCCTACACGAGTCTATAAGGAAATTATGCCGCTCATTAATCATCTTTTTCAGTATTTTATGGAGAAACAACTCTTTGAGAAAGACAAAAATCTGAAAAATATTGCAGGTATATTTGAAAGAGTGATGGCATTTGTTCTAGGGCAAGAATCTGATAAATATGGCCGTCTTCCTATTTTACATATAGATGGTATCTAAAATGTAGATTATTTGGTCTAAAAGACTTATACGAATAATACAAAAGAGATGTCCCTAGAAATATTTGTAGTATTTCACAAAGAGATTCGAGATGAAAACTATAGGGACCTTACAGAGAATGAGAAGAAATGTCTAACCTTTGTTGCAGTGAATGAGGCAATACCAAAAATATACGATTCATCCAAATATAGAGTTATTAAAGAGTGCGACTTTCCAATTTATCAGCCTGAACTCCAGAGAAACGGATTCAATGAAAATAGTGTCCTTCATCACCTCTATAAAAATAAACGAGTTCTTACACAATATGTTGGAATTACTCAATACGATTTTTATTTCCCTAAAAATAGTATTCAGAATGTTCTCGACTCCATTAATACCTCCCCTACAGAATTATTCTTTGCGTCTGAATTGAAAAATTATGAAGTGTGTTTTATTTATACATGGGTCCATTTCAACACATATAATAATCGTGTTATTTTTGAATTAATGAAGCAACAATATGAGTTAATTCGCAAACGGTCAATTAACAGAAATAAGGAGTTCCCTTTGCTAAATAGTTATATTATCCCTGGCAGAGTTTTTAACGAAACAATGCCAATGGTGGTGGATCTTTATAATTATTTTATGCAGAATAATATATTTGGAGAGGGACCCATTTTTAAGGATTTAGCCGGTTCATTCGAACGAATAATGGCATTTATTATTGGCCAAGAAGCCGATAAATTTATAACATGGGATATAAAACATACACATTAGTATTTCCTAATCTGTATTTCAGGGCCTTTCCTTTTTATTGAAGCATTCTGATTAAATTGATTCATATCATCGTCAGATGGTTTAATATTATTCTGAGAGAATCTCCATAATTCTGGGGCACCAATTTTAAAGTCTGGATGAATTTCAGCTTTATACCAATACACACATTCCTCAAGTTTAGCACTTTGACTTGTATTATCAATAACAACACATCCATAGTCTGTTGTACATTGGTCCATCATTTGACAGAAGAATTCGAAAGATGGGAATACAGAAGCATAATTATCATAAATACGTTTGCGATTATTCAAATATGGCTCGCGTAAAATAAAAACATAATCTACATTTGTTCTCAGTGCAGGTTGAATACCAAGTGGGTATTGCATTGTAATAATAAAAAATACCTTGAGCCAACGACCATTCATAAAGAGATATCTAATATTCTTATCGTGAGTCCAACTATCATCGTACATACAATCATCAAGAATTAAGAATGCACGAGGGTCTTTCTTGGAAATAACACCTTGTGCAGCCTCTTCCTGAATTTTTTTCATAATTTGTTTCTGGCGTTTTACATAATTGTCAAGAATAAGTGGCGAATATTCGCCATGAATAAAAAGTGGAGGAATCATTTTTCCATAATAACTATTCGATTCTTCCGTTCCACTAATAACAGTTCCAAGAGGAAGATTTTGATGATTAAAGAGCAAATCTCTTACAAGTGTAGACTTACCAGTTCGGCGGCGACCAATAAAAACACATACAGCGTCTTGTGGTACCTTTTTCATGTCAAATTTCTTAATTCCAACTTGTATCTTCTCCGTAGACATCGTTGGAGGAGGTAATAACTAATAACCCAGCGTTTCAAAATTAATTTTACTTAAGCGCGTTTACGGCTATTCTATTCTCCTGAGATCCCCAAAACAGAATGGGACGCAATAAGAACAAAAAAGTACTGGTTGGAACTGGGGTCGGCTTTAAACCCGCCAAGGTTAATATAGGTTCGACTGAAATACCTGCGGAGGCTCTTGCTGAGCTGAAAGGTTCCTATAGGCTTTTTCAGAGTTATTTTCCTCTATTGGAGCGTTTCAAGGAGGCGAAACAGTTTCAATCTCTTCGCCAAGGACTTGTTTCAGGCTATAAATTTCCTGAAAAGACAGATGATGTTTTTGTAAAAGTTGTACATCTTCTAAGTCCAGATGATTGGATTCAAGGAAATTATGCTTTTACACAGGATACTTCCATGCCAGGCCTTGCAGATGGTTGGTGTAATGTTGTAGATAAACTTCAATGTGATGAGAATCAAGCATATGTTGATACTTTAGGTGTAGCACTGTTAAGTCAACTTCGTGAACAGAATATATCACCTCACTTTGTGAAATACTATGGAAGTGTCTGTGCAAAAGCAGATAAATACTGTTTCAATATTTCCGAGGAGTTTCAAAGTTATAAAAATACAAAATGGTTTTGGGAAAATTACCGGACAAAATCATTTGGAATAAAGATTTTCTCAACTGAGAAGGATCGTTTTCTAACAGAGGATGAAACGGAGCCATTTCTCTTAACTCCTGAGGAGGCTGAACTATTAAAGGAGGATGCTGAAGATGAAGGAGAAGATGAGGAGAATGATGTATTAGAAGATATTCCTATTTCAGAGGAATCCGCAGAATTAGAATCTATTGTTTCTATTGGAAATGAAACTGGTTCTGTCCGTTCTATTCTTCGTATTAGTCCATCAAATCAAACTCTAAATAGCAACTCCGATGATGATGAAGATGAAG